GGCGGTAACTTGGTCACGCGGATATGTGTGAAGAGCCAATCCGCCGAGTGCATATGGGAGAAACTCTCATCTGTCGCCCATTCAACATCGGGCCATAAATCTTCGACCACCTTGCGACCCTTGCCGTTCGCCCAAATCATGACAATCCGCTCGACCTTCGCTTTAACCTGAATGTCAGAAATCGAATCGATGTTTACTGTTTTGCGCGTCTTCCGCGTAGCTCCGCGCACCGCTGTTCTATGTCTGTTGTTCATCGTTTAATGTTTCCCTGCCCGGTCACAGTCGGTTGCGCGTATCTCATATGATCAGCTTTCCGGCAGTTCCAAGGCCGAGTTGATTAGTTATGCCAATCTCGGTCGTCGTGCCGTTCTTGTCGTCCTGCATGCAGCGAATGCTCTGGATCACTAACCCGGAGCTGGCATAACCGGCCGGGAAAAGCATCGGCGAATTCACCGTGACGGGAGCCCTCAGATAATTCAGCCAAAGCGCGCCGGAAGGCGCGAACCATCCCTGCACGGTGATGCGCAAGTCGACTTGCTGGACCGCATCCAGTGCAACCGTGTAGTTGGCGTAATTTTGCAATGCCTGTTTAGTGACCGGCATGTCGGCGACAATGGCGACCGGGCGCGGCCCCAAGCCTGGCGGATAAATCGGGTTCGTTGCATTGGCCTGCATCTGCGCCGCGTTACCGCCGGCGGTCTGCGACACGCTGCCCCCGAAATTCTGCCCGTAAGCACCGATCTGATTGCCGATCAGCGTGGCGTTGAGGATCAAACGAGCGGCCAGGATATTGCCGCCCTCGACCAGCGTTGCGGTGGTTCCCTCAGTGCCGGTAAACCAAATCAGGTTTCCGTTGGCATCGTCGACCGAATGCAGATTGCAGTAGCGCGACAACCGCTGCATGAACGCCGCGACCGTCTCGCCGACCTGCACCGACACCCGCGGAAATACCTGGTTGCCGCCGGGCCCGGTAACCAGAACATTGACGCCTATTGGCTTGCAGACCGCCTTGGCCATCTGCGTGAAGGTATTGTTGATGAACTGACCAGGCTTTGCCTGCACCGTTCCAGCAAGCGCGGCGTCCGGTTGCGACATTAAAATAAACTCAGCGCCGTGATTTTTGGCGTCGTAAAAGACTTGCCGTATGACAATGTTTCCGGTGATGGCCAGTTGACCGCCGAGAAATCCTCGCGCCGGATTTCCCGGCATCAGTTGCGGCGTCCCCGGTTCAGGCTCGGCGGCGCTGAACTTCATGTAAGACGGAGTCTCGTGGACCGATCGCCAAATTTCGATGGACTTCCAGTTGTTGTAAGTGACGTCGTTGGCGACGATCGACGCGATCTCTTGAGGATTGGCCATCAGATCTCAACTCACGGCGGCGATGGGAAATAGCATCCGTCTGAAGTTTGGGGAGGGGAAGTGAAGCGCTTTCATGGACGCCACTTCCCCTCCTTGAAGCGGCGCGAAAGGATCGCCGCTCGTTGCGCGCGCTTCCCACGTTATGGGCCTCCAGACGGAGAGGAGTAGAAAGCGCGTGCGTTAAAAACCTTCCCCCAAAAAAATGCGCCAGACCGGCGAGGACTAGTCGCCGGCCTGGCGCTCGCGCCGTGAGCGTCGTCATCCGCTCGCGTCGCGATCCTCATCATTGCTCGGCCTCGAGCCTGACGCTGGGCCGCGGGCCAGGCCCTCCAAATTTTCCGGATACCGGCGTTAAAAGTTGCCCCTTGAGAACACGCCGCCAAGCTTCAGTAGCGGGGCGCCCGCCGAACGTCGCGAGCCCGAAGGCCCAGACGTTGCCGTATTCATCCCGCTGCACAAAGGATACGTCCCCGGCGCCAATCACGGCAGCAAGAAATGCGGCGCCGTCAATTTGTCGGCCGTGTAGCCGTCGATTTATTTCATCCACCCACCAGCTTAGCGAGTGTTTGCTATCGACCTCCGCGGTACGCCGCAGATGAGATACGCATTCGAATACTGCGGAAAAGTCGCGCAAAAACTCGGCCTCATCTTGGTCCGTAAATCGAGGATTGTTCGAGGGTCGCCAGAGCTGGGGATAAGCACCGCGCACGGCTGAGAGAATGCCCCGGTACTCAATTTCCGTCGGGAGAACAATTGGACTGGTTTCCTCGGGATACGTAATGCTCAGCTTCGGTTCGATAAACTTCGCAGGCACCACATCCCGGGCAGGTTCGACCAGGCCGGCGTTGGCTTCAAGCGCCGCTACACGCGTTTTCAACGCCTCCAGCTCCGCTAAAATCGCCTCCTCATTTTTCATTTGCTTCCTTCTCCTTCACGGTTCTTGCGGGCCGCCTCGAGTATCTGCGCAGCAAGGCTGCCAGCAGGCGGCGGGGGGATAACAGGACCGCCGGCATCCGCAAGCGCCGCGGCATCGAGAATTTGCTTGGCAAGACCGGTCGGCACCGGAACGGGACCGCCGGCATCCGCAAGGGCCTTGGCATCGAGAAATCGCCGCGCCATTGCCTCTGGCGAATTGGCTCGCGCCACGGCGGCTTTCACGGCAGCCAAGATTTCCTCGTAGGCGCCTGCGCGACCCGAAAGTCCTGTAGCTTCGAAAATCTGCCGGGCTTTTAACTCTGGATCGACAGACGTGTAGGCGTGCGGCGGCGTTGCGGCTAACGCCTGTTTGATAGCAGTCAACGTCTCTTCCTGTTGACGACCGCGATACGCTTGGTCTTCGCCATTGCGATCATCAACCCGCGCCGCGCTCCCGCTCCGTCGCGCTTTCGCGTCCCGTCGCGCTTGGAGCAGCCGAAAATGAGAACGAAGATCACCCATTGATTCCCTCACTCACACCACGTTTACCCCTGTAAATAAATTTGGACCCCATCCAAATTTCCAAATCTCAATTTCTCTCGGCGTCTCGTTTGGGCAACCTGTCCAACTTCACAATCCAGCGGCCGCCAAGCCGCTGCCCGAGTTTTTTGTCCGCCACGGCCCATAGCCGAATTGTTTCTGGATCATAGCCGGTCAAGCCGGCGGCCTGCTTCAGTGTCCCCCAGCCGGCAGGCACCCGGCGCGGTAGTGGTTTGCGGGAAATCTGTTTGCGCAGATCAGCAACGATCTCACGCAATTGCGCTTGATCGTCTTTAAGTTCGATGACCGTCGCGACAAGATCCGCCAGCATGTCAGCAACGGTGGCGGCCTTCTTGTGTGGACGTTCGATCAGGCATTTCTCAGGTGCGTCATATGACGCACCTGCAGCACTGGATGGAGAAGTGATGTTTTTGCGAATAGGAATCATTAGCGGATTGCATCGCGGGCTTTTTCGGCGGCGAAGCGCCCGCGCGCCTGGCTGTCGCACTTTAACGCGCGAATTTCGCACCAGATCAGAAATTGCCCCGGATCGATCACGGCGCGGATGGCCGGCACGCCGTTGGCAGCAATCCTGCGCTCTATCGCTTCCGCTCTGTGCAACCAATCGTCATAGGCTTCCGCGAACCTTTCACCATCGGCCATGATCTTGCGGATCCGCGGATAATCCTCGCGCCGGTACCACGGAATTCCCATTGCACCGATGCGCCTAGTCTCGCCGATGGCTTGTTGTTGAGTGGCCATCGGGATCACCGGGGCAACATATCTGCGAGCGATCTTTTACGTTTTTGTCCTTCACCCGCCCGACGTATAACGACGCCGCCGGTGTTGTTTGGCGCAGCACCGAGCAAATCTTCCAGATCCGTCTGCGGAGCGCCATGCGTCGCCTCGCGCTCGGCTTCCAGCCTGGCCCAGCTCACATCCGACATCCCGTAAACGCCGAACTTGATCGCTGCGCCGGTCGCCTGCACCAGCGTATCGAGCGCCTCGTTGTCCTGGCGATCGTCCTTCTCCCAGCGATAGGTGGTGAAGCCATAGCGGGTGTGTGGCACGCGCCGCTCGGCGGTGAGCTCCTGGAAGTATTCATCCTCGAGGCCGGAGGGAAACGACACATAGCCGACGGCGAGCGGATCGTCCTTGGCGAGATCGCGGTAGAGCGCCATTTTCAGGATCGAGACGCCGATGTTGTAGAAGCGGCGCGAATACTTTCGCAGGAGGCCAGTCTTTTCGTTGCGCTCGCGCTTGACCAAGGCAAGCCGCGGCGCCGAATCCTCGCCGCGGCCGCGCACCATGATGACTTTCGACGCCGGATGCCGGCGCACGAAGCTCCAGACGTCCTCGGTCCAGGCATTGCCGTCGATCGCCGCCAGGTCGATGCCGAGCTGATGACCGGCGCTGTTGCGCCAGGTCTTCGCCAGCACCAGGTCGAGATTGCGCTGGCAATCCGGATCCGAGATGTGGCGATCGACGATGCCGTAATCGATCACATAGCGGCGATATTCGCGGCCGAAGCCGACGAGCTGCCATTCGACGCGATCACCCTGGCAATCGATGCCGAGCATGAGCAGGACCGCACCGACCGGCACCATTCCTCGCACGTAATGCGAGGCTGTCGCCCGATTACGCACATCCTCCCACGGCGGCGCCTCGCCTTGTGCCTTATAGGCTTCGCCAACCGTCTCGTTGAGAAAGGTCTTTTCCGATGATGGCTCGCCTTTGACCTTGAACCATTCGCGGGCGATGCGCTCCCAGGATTGCAGATATGAATAAGCCGACCAGATCCAGAACGATCGATGGTAGCGTTTCGCCGCGGCATTACGAGCTCGCCATTCAAAACCAGCGAGCATCTTGGGGCGATCGGTCTCGTGGATCTCGCAGCCACAGCCTTCGCAGACGAAATGCGCGAGCTCTGGATGGTCGACGTCGAGATGGGCCAGCATGTTGTCCCATTCCAGCACGATCATCTGCTGGCAATGTGGACACGGTACGTAAGGATATTCCTGGCTGCCGGCCTCGAAATTTTTGGTGATGCGGCAGCCGGGCAGAAGTAGCGGCGTCGAGACTTTCAGGATCTTGGCAAATTCGTCGGCGCGTGAGCGGTTGTCGGCTTGTTGTTCAGGATCGCCGGCGGGATTAGGTTCCCATTTGCTGACGTCGTCCTGCACCTGGCGTGACATCGTGACTTGCGAGAGAGATGCCGGCGAGTTGGCGCCTGAAATCAGGATGGCACCGAGACCATCGACCCGTTCCTTGAACAGGATCGAATTGCCGCTGTCCCGGTTTTTTTCCGGAAACAGTCGCGCCAGCGATGGCGTCAACCGCAACATTGGACTGAGTTTGAGTTTCGACCAGCGGCTGGCGTTATCGTCGGTCGGATGCACCACCAGGATGTCGCGCGGATCCATAGCCATCGAGCCGCCGACAAAAATATTTGCGATGACCGTCTTGCCGACCTGCGCCGAACCCTTGAGCGTCACGATCCGGCAGGGATCGTCGGGGGATAGTGCCCGCAAGATTTCGTCAAAATAGGGAAACAGCGTTCGATTGTAGGGCCCAGCAAACGGACTCTCGCGTTCCGTGAAGACGATGCTGTCTTCGGCCCAGGCCAGATAATCGACCGGCGGCGGCGGGTCGAGCGCCGCCATCATGGCCTCGAGCGCCAGGCGTTCCGGATTGGTGATCTGAATTTGCATTGTCATTCGATTGCAAGCGCGTCCTCGAGGACGGCTTCTGCTTGCTCGCCGACCTCGAGCTCGACAACCGACGGAACGTCATCAATGCCGCGGCGCAGCGCCTTGGCAGCGGAAGCTCTCACCTTGCGGAATTCTCCGCGGAGAAGGTGCACCACGTCGCGCGGCGGCAGGTTGAAGGTCGCAGCGATCGTATTCGCAATCTCCGCTGCGGATCCCTCGAATATGGTCACGATCTGGGTGGCGATGCGCCCCATCTGTTGTCGTGCCAAGTCGGAATCCGTCAGCTTCCCAACTTTCTCGGCTTCCTCGCGCGCAGCTTTACGATTAAGCCGCTGCAGCTGCTCGAGCTTCTCGCGTTTGAGCTGCTCCTCGATCGGATCGGCGGCAGGCGGCTTAGGAGAAGCTGCGACGGCAGCCGGCGGGGTGGCGAAATCCGCGCCGATCTCCGAGACCGGCGATGGCTGATCGAGCCTGGTGGTAATGCCATTGCCGAAGCGCTGGGAGATATCGAGGTTGCGCTTGAGCTGCTGGCAGGCCACAGACACCCGGATACGCGCGCGGCGCCCTTCACCAACAAGTGCGTCGCCGGATATTTTTTTCTCTGACAGAAATTGCGAAACGCGCCCGGGGCTCACGCCGACCAAGGAAGCAAAAGCGCTTTTGGTGACGACGTCGCTCATAGTTATATCAAGATGCGGCGCTGTTGTCGGAGCGCCGCGCCTCGAGCCATGCAACAACATCGTCGTGACGAAAGCGAACAAGACGACCGACGCGGATCACCGCGGGGCCGCGGTTGCTCTCGAGCAGTTTGGTCAGGCCCGAGATCGAGAGACCGAGGTAGCGCGCAAGCTCGGCCTTCCCGAAAAGTCGATCGACCGGCAATCCAGGCCCGCGCGGGCCGGTCACGCCAGGATGAAGCAGCGTCATCGGTATGCCCTCATCGCGAACATTCGCGCATGAGGGCCCTATAGGGTGCTTCGGGGAACTAGCGCACTGAGCGAAAAGATTTTCTGTGCTAAGACCTTAATACTGCTGTGAGACTAGCGAGAGAGGTGCGGGGGCAGACAGAAAAGTGGTGGTCTCGGAAAGGAGACAAGGCGCACCCGGATCTGTGCGCAAGTTGCGCACAGTTCATTGCCGGCGAAAATCCCCGACCGGTATGTCACGTTATATCTGTTCGTTCCTAACGCATTAAATTCAGCCTGGCGCCAGTTAGCCTTCGCGAGCGCCGAGGAGCTTTCGGAGCTGATCGCCCCAACCGAGAAGCACAAGCACTTGAATAAATCCGTTCAACAAATCGGCATCGCCGAGCGCGAAGGCGTTAAATGCGCCATGCAGAGCGTCGGCGGATCCTTCAAGCCACAACCGATCAAGGCGGTCGGCGGCTTCGATCAATTTCGGAGCCTCGCGGACAATCTTCCATCGTCTATTGTCGAGCACATTGATGCGCACGCCGGCAGGGTCATCCGGGAAGCCAAGCGAGATCATCCCGGCGGCGGCCCGGAGAATGGCGGCGCTATCCTTGTGAAGGGCCGCGGCGGCGAGTTGAGCCGCGCGATTAGGCGCCACGTCGCGCCTTGTCGTCAGCATGTGAAACAGCGCGACTTCAAAGCGCCGTGGGGCGTGCCGCAGCGGCACCGCGCCGCGCGGGCGCCGGCCGGCGTAGCGCGGCCGGAATATGCCCCTTTCGCGTGCCTCCTTGCGAGCTCCGCTGACCATCAACGCGGCCTCTTGAACGCAATGACTTCCCCGCCATCCCCTGCCCTAGCGTCGCCCATCGCCGCCGCCAGCTGCGCGCCGATGGCGTTCGAGGCGCGGCGGGCGACGGTGTCGCCAACGTGGGCATACTTTGCCGTGGTCGAGGACTGCCGGTGACCAAGCAACGCGCCGATCACCGGCAGCCCGAAGCCGGTGTCAACGCCGGTCGCGGCATGAGTGTGGCGCAGCGTATGCAGCGTCACGCCGGCGAGCTCGGCGTGCTTGATGACTTGTCGCCAAGGTTTTGCCAGGTCTGCGCGCGGCTTCTCGTCTGCCGCGCCGGCGCGATCGCCGGCGATCACGAATTCGCCGAGGCGGATCCGCGACAGCTCGTCCAGCACCGTGAGCGCCGGCGCATTGAGCAAAACCTCGCGCCGCCCGGTCTTGGAATCGTGCAAGGTGAAGCTGCCGAGCTCGAGGTGGACGTCATCCCAGCGCAGATGCAGGATCTCGCGCAGCCGGCAGCCGGTGAACAGCAGCAGCCGAATGGCGTTGGTGGCAAACGGCGAGACCTTGACGCGGCGGTTTTCCGGTTTCCGATTGTGCTTGGCATTCGGCGACGCGGCGTCGATCTCGAACGGCAAGCCGATTGTTTCTAGCTCGGTGAGCGTCGCCGCTAGGCGGCCGAGCTCGGCCGTCGTCAGAAAGCGTTCCTTGCTCAGCTCGTGAAAATGCGTGATGCCTTTTGCTGGATTGACGTCCTTCAACGATTTGTCGACGCTCCCGGCCCAGGTGTAGAGGCCGGAAAGAAGGGTCAACACCCGGTTGGCGGTCGGCTGCGCAGTCTTGCCGATCGCCACATGCAGCCGCGCCAGGTCGTCGCGCGTCACGTCGCGGGCGCGCTTGGTGCCGATTCTCGGGATGATGTGATTTTCGAAATAATGTTCGTAGAGCTCCGCGGTACGCGGCTTGCGCTTGGTGCTGATTTCCTCGCGCATGAACCGATCGGCGAGCTCCTCGATCGTTGCCGCAGTGCGCCGCTCATTGCGATCGGCGGCCGGATCACCGCCGAGCGCGACCATGCCGGCCAGGCGCTGCGCCTGGCGCCGCGCCTTTTCCGGCGACAGTTTATCAGCGGCGGCGAGCGTCATGCGCCGCACGGCGGCGCGGCGGCCGCCGCCGGGGCGGAATTCGTAGGTCCACGATCGCGCGCCGGCCGGCGTCACGCGGACGCCGAGCTTGGCCACCACCGTATCGTATTCGATATAGGTTTTTGCGCGCGGCTCGAGCGCGGCGATCGCCGCCTTGGTCAGCTTGCGGGGCATCGAACCTCCGACCGTCTTGTCATGTGACTGCGACCCTCGCGGCCTGCTCGTGTCGTCACTATGTCGTCACGCCGTGGGGAAACGACAGGTAAGAGCTGGAATCGCGGTAGCGCGAAAACGCGCGCCGCGCAAGGCTTTCGGGGGATAACCGGATAGTGCGGGTAACCGGGGGAAATTGCCCGATCTAAACTGGGGGACTGGGGGTCCCGAGTTCAAATCTCGGCGCTCCGACCATGCCGCCATTCCCCGGGATCCGAAAATCCGCGCTTGGCGGAGCGTTACGGCGATGCGGTGCGCCGCACCAGCGCGACG